GCTGACTGGGCATGGAGCGAAACAAGCAAGCTGACGTGTTTTAGCTGTGGATGCAAGAACATAGAGTCTAGAGTAACCTTCGACTTTTTCTGCCTCGGCAATAATACGTACGAATGCAGATGTATGGCATGTAAAGCGGAGTGGTTTGATGACACAATTGTCGGTACAAACGATAAAGAATAATCTGGTCTACCAGCCCGACGTGCTGGCTCAGCACCAGACGATCTTCCCGACCCTCAAGTTCGCGACACTGGCAAACGGCGAGACGTACGCAGCGATACCGCACACCCTCGACCATGCAGTAGTGCTCAATAACTTAGGGTATAAGGCACCGTCACCGATCAGACTGACCTACGATTGGCCGGGTAAGTATACGCCTTACGCACACCAGCTGGAGACTTCTGACTTTCTGACGCTCAACAAGCGTGCATTCTGCCTCTCAGGGATGGGCAGTGGAAAATCAATGTCGGTCCTGTGGGCTGAGGACTACCTTATGAAGATCGGCAAAGTCCGCCGTGCCTTAATACTGTCACCCTTGAGTACGCTGCAACAGGTATGGGCTCGGGAGATATTCGCCAACCTACCCAGCCGCACGTACGCAGTGCTCCACGGCAGTAGACAGAAGCGGCTCGATATGCTCAAGACCAAGGCCGACTTCTACATCATCAATCACGATGGTGTCGAGGTTATCAGTGAGGAACTGCTCAAGCGTGAAGATATCGACATGATTATTATTGACGAGGTCGCGGTGCTCAGGAACCAGAAGACGAAGCGCTGGAAGATCGTCAAGGCGATGGTCAATCGTGACGTGTGGTGCTGGGGGCTTACCGGCACGCCGACCCCGAACTGCCCGACCGATGCCTACGCACAGATGAAACTGATCCGCCCGGAGAACTACAACGGGCACTTCACCAAGTTTAAGATGACCACCATGATGCAGCTCGGGCAGTTTAAGTGGGTGCCACGTAAGGGCACCGAAGAGATCATAGCCAACGTACTCAAGCCTTCAATACGTTTTGCCACGAGGGATTGCATCGAGCTGCCGCCGACGATCTACCATGACCGCGAGGCTGAGCTATCCGCTGAGCAGAAGGTGCACTACAAAGCACTTGAGCGGCAGGCGGTCACAGAGATACGCGGCAAAGAGATCACGGCAGTTAACAGTGCGATACTTATATCAAAGCTGGTACAAACTGCGTGCGGGTGTGTGTATGCCGGGGAAGAGGGCAAAGCTGAAGTAGACTTCGGCCCGCGTCTGGCAGTGCTCAAGGAAGCGATAGAAGAGGCAGATGCTAAGATCATCGTCTTCGTACCGTTCACGGGCGTGCTTGACGCGCTGCACCGAGAACTTAGCAAGCACTGGTCATGCGAAGTTGTAGATGGCGGGACTAGCTCAAGCAAGAGGAACCAGATATTCGACGCATTCAGATCGACAGATAACCCTCACATAATCATAGCCAACCCACAGACAATGGCACATGGCTTGACTTTAACTGAGGCTGACACAATAGTGTGGTTTGCCCCCGTGTACAGCAACGAATACTATGAGCAGGCCAACGCCCGTATCGTCAGGCCGGGGCAGACCAAGAAGACCAACATCGTACACATCGCAGCAACTGCGGTGGAGCGTAGAATTTATGCAGTGCTTAGAGAGAAGGGCGCTCTTCAGGGCGTAATCTTAGATTTAGCGAGGGACGCGAAATAAATCTTCACATTTTAAAAATAAATGTTGTAAAATGCTTGACACGAATAAATAGATATGTTAAATAGTAGACATAGTAAATAACAACCGAGGCAAGACATGAGCAGAGCGACCCACTACATACAGCTACCGGAGATTAAAAACAACCTCGCCTCTGGCAAACTACTGCCGCTCGTAGCTGGTAAGTTCGATACGGACTGGGATGTAGTAGAGGAAGAGCTTGACGCTGGCTGGGTAGCTGAGATGCGCAGGAGCATTGAACTAAAGGTAGGACGGCTAGGTAACGCCACCAAGCCAATCGGGGTTAACAACGAAGACGTCCAGCGCCACGGCGCGGTAATCAAAGCAAAGGGGGAAAAGGTCATGGGACTTCCAACAGTAGATCAAGTAGTAGCAAAGTACGTCGAGACGCGCGAACAACTCAAGAAGATGCAAGCTGAGCTCGACGAGCAGACGAAGCCGCTTAAAGAGTTCCAGCAGAAGCGCGAGCAGTGGCTCATGGGTGAGCTTAACAAGATCGGAGCGAAGAACGTCAAAACGCCTCACGGCACTGTATACCAGACCACTACAGAATCAGTAACGATGGCAGACTGGGACAGCTTCTTCAGCTTCGTGCAAGAGACTAAGCAGTTCAACCTCTTGACCCACGCAGTTAACAAGACCGCAGCCCTTGAGATCATGGGTGAAGAGCGGCAGAACGCTCTACCACCGGGAGTCAACTACGTAGCCATACGTACGGTGAACGTGAGGAAGTCATGAGCCGTGAACCGCTAATCTCTGACACGACTATCGTGTCAAAAATAGTAACAGCGCTGGAGCACAACAGTGATGTGGTGAGTGCGATGATGCCTGTAGTCAGAACCGCGTACTGTGAAGGTTGGAGAGAGGGGCATAAATCTGGCTGCGAGGATACTATGAAAGCGGAAGGAGGTCACAACGATGGAGGTACGGGATGAGAGGAAAGAAAGCGAAGATGATTCACAAGCTGGTAACAGAGTTAGCGAGTCCGGGGGTAGACAAGCAGGCGATGGTGGGAACCATGAAGAAGACATACGGGGAGCTGACGCACAAGCAGAAGAAGACGTCGAAGCTATTCTCAGATCACACGGTATAAGATGTAGCATCTGATAACCAACCGAGCCGCCAGTTAGCGGTATCACAAAACAAGAGGAGAAAACGTCATGGCATTTATCGGCAAGAAGATTCAAGAAGGCAGCAAGAAGGCGAAGATCACTGCATCTATCAACAAAGGTCGCGTAGGTCTGGTCTTCCGCAAGGGCATCGTGGCACCGGGCACCAGCATTGACGTGCTTATCGGCACCGACGATGACTTTGGGTACCTGCTCGTGAAGCGCGGCGAAGGCTCACTGGTTTCCAAGTTCTGCAACAGCGACAACGTCGTATCATGGGGCGCAAGCCGTCAGGCATCTACCATCTACCCTGCACTCAAGCGTGCTGAAGCTGTCATCATCAGCGATGACGAGAATGGTCTGCTGCTCAAGATCGTAATGCCAGCAGCTGAAGTCGCACCGGCAGCAGTAGCAGCTGAGTCCGTAGCTGCAGAGCTTGGCATTGACGACGCGCCACCTGTAGAGTTCGGCTTGGGCCTTGAGCCTTGAGCCTGTGGTAGAACGCAGAGCATCAGCTAAGAAGACCAAGAAGTAATGTCTTGGGGCGACAGCCCTAACGACGTAGCAGCTTGGGTGGTGGGTGGAAAGCCTACCAGCATAGGAGGAGAGATACCTCCCTCGCCTACCGCCCAATTCAATCAACTCGCAGCACCACTTTCCTATAAGGAGTAACACCATGAGCGAACAAGCTCTCGTAACAATCACAGAAGTCCCGTCCTACCTCGCAGCTTACGCAGCACAGCACGGCGCAGCACTCGCTGCAGTCAACGACGCTGCAATGGGTGGACTGTCCGCTGGTATGCCGCCGACCATCAGCCTTAACGGTACCCGCTTCGTGGTTAAAGAGAATGGCGAAGACAAGACTCTTAACCAGCTCGAACTGCAGTGCGTCGTGCTCAAGGCCAAGCCCGGCATCGACAAGCAGTGGTACGCCACCAAGTTCGTGCCCGGTCAGGAACCGAACAGTCCTGACTGCTACTCGCTGAACGGCATCACGCCCGAGCCTGACAGCCCTTCACCTCAGTGCGCCAACTGCGCTGGCTGCGCCAACAACCAGTTCGGCTCTGCGCTGGATAACTCTGGCAATGCCATGAAAGGCAAGGCTTGTCAGGACAACAAGGTCATCGCGATCTTCGCCAATGGCGGCGTCTACCGCTTCAAGATTCCAGCTGCATCGCTGAAGAATTTTGTCGCGTACGTCAGGCAACTGCAGAGCCATAATCTGTTCTTGCCAGCAGTCATCACTACCATCGGTTTTGACCCCTCAGTCTCTTACCCCATGCTGACCTTCAAGGCGCAGGGTGCTCTGGCGGAGGCTCAGTTCGCTACCATCGTGACCAAGATCGACAGCCCGGAGGTCGCTGACGCCCTTATGGTCAAGCCTGTAGCTCAGCAGCAGATCGCTGCCCCGGCACCTGTCAACGTAGCACCGCCGGTAGTAGATATCGACGTTACCGCTGGACTCGGCTTCGATATGGGCACACCAGCAGCACAGCCTGTATCAGCCAAGCCGAAGGCTGCACCAGCCAAGCCGAAGGCTGCAGTAGTGGCAGAGACAGTCGTAGCACAGCCCGTCGCAACAGCTGACCCGCTCGCAGGACTTGGGGCAGCACCAGCCGGGCCATCTGCAGAGGACTTGTCAGCCGCACTCGGGCTGTAGGTCAGGTATGGGGCGGGGGAACCGAGACTCCCGCTCCCGCCACAAAGGGGGCACGTCATGTTGTTCAAAGAAACAATCCAAAAAGCCGGGCTGACGATCATTGAAGGGGCAAAGGTACTCGGCATCTCCCGGCCCACATTTTATAACTGGGAGAACGGCGTGCAGCCACGAGTGCAGATTCAGTACCGTGCTGCGTGCCACGCCGCTGCTCTACTCCAGAAAGCAATCGACCGAGGGCGTCTGCCGCTCAAGGACACCACTATGAAACAGCTTGAAAAGGTCGCAGCAGTAAAAAGAATTATGAAAGAAATGAGTTTGACGTAACCTGCCGGGGGCGGTTGACGCCCCCGTTTTTGAAGCGTATATTGTGTCCCCCCGTTGCTATCTTATTTAATTTTATGAGGGTTACTATGCTTGACTTACTGCCAGATAAGGAAGAGTTAAACAAGTTATTTATCTACCAGCCATCCGACGGCACAGTACTGTGGCGCAAAGGGCATAACGGTTGCACAGCGGGGGCACGGGCAGGGCGTGAGAAGCTGCACGGGGAGTTTGCCAATCATGGATAATCTTGCCGCGCTTAAAAGAGAGCTACCGACAGAAGGGCTTTATTGTGTTGCTGTGCTCAAGCCAGACGGTAAGTTCGCCCATAGGTGGTGGTCATCGGTTGAGCAGGCTAGTAGTAACGCCGATGCACTTGACGCTAAAGGTGAGATAGTGTTCGTAGCTCAAGCGTCATTCGCTACCAACGAGTCACGTAAGGGCACCAACGCACTAAAAGTACGCTCGTTCTGGATGGACATAGACTGCGGGCCGGGTAAGCCATTCGTAGATCAGTTCGCTGGGATAAACGCACTCAAAGCGTTCCTTGACCAAACAGGTCTACCAATGCCCACCGTAATCAACTCAGGCAACGGCCTGTATACAAAATGGATACTCACTGAAGACATCCTGCCTGACCAGTGGAAAGCCACTGCCAACATACTTAAACAGCTTACCTTGTCCTATGGCTTTGAAGTAGACCAATCACGAACAGGCGATGTTACTTCGGTACTTCGTCCTATCGGTACACATAACCGCAAGCGTGGTGCCTGCAAGCCTGTCCATGCTGTGAGAAGAGTTGACAATGTAGACTACAGCCATTTCGCCTCGCTAGTACAGCGCGCGGCAGCAGCGCGGGATATCAAAGCCACTGCATTGCTGCCGCCTACCGCCTACACTGGGCTGAATGATGAGTTCATCTCAGGGCTGGAGGGTCCGCCATGCTCAGGCGTCGAAGCAGCCAAGCACTGCGCTCAGTTAGCACGCTTCAGGGACACACTCGGTAACATACCCGAGCCTGAGTGGTATGCTGGCATAGGCGTGCTACGCCACTGCGAAGAAGGTGAGGCTCTTATTCAAGAGTGGTCGATGGGTTACGACGGCTACAGCCCGGACGCTACTCGCGCCAAGATCGACCAGCATCAGATGCCACCCACCACCTGCCAGCACTACGGGCAACTCAATATCACAGGCTGTGTAGGGTGTAAGCACAACGGCAAGATCAAGACTCCAATCGTGCTGGGCCGTAAGAATGACAAAGTCGATGTGACCAAGGAGGACGACACTCGGTGCGAGATGCCCTGCGGGTTCGCCGTACGCGATAACGGCATATACTTCGAGGCTGACGAACTGCGCGTTTACCCCTACGATATCTACCCGACGCTGCTGGCATGGGACGACTCGCTCGGCTACGAGACACTGACGATCAGACATAAGACGCCGCACAACGGCTGGAAGTCTTTTGCGATGCGCTCAGGAGCACTGCACGACAAGAAAAGTGCGGTCATGCTGCTTAACGACAATCATGTCCAGTTGACCGGATCAGAGGAAAAGAAACTAATGCTTACCTACCTTGAACAATACGAAGCGAAGCTCAGAGCAAAGCGTTCGCTGACTAAGCTATATGCACAGATGGGCTGGCGCGAGGAAGACGGTGAGCTGGCGTTCGTGCTCGGCAACTACCGCTATGCTAAAGGCAAAGCGCCTGAGCAGGTAGGGTTCGCCAAGAACGTGCCCGAGGTTGCCAAGTCCTTCAAGTCGTTCGGCGATCTGCACTCGTGGATAAACATGACTGACGTCTTCGGCGCTCCGGGCATGGTGCCTCATTACTTCCCCTTCCTCGCTGGTGCCTTCGGCTCGCTGCTGCTGCGCTTCACAGGCTACGAGGGGGCACTGATCTCATGTGTCGGTGACTCTGGCTCTGGCAAGACGCTGCTCGCTCGTATCATCCAGTCGGTGTACGGTGACTCTGGCAGGCTCATGATGCTGCGGGACGATACCAAGAACAGTCTGGTTGCCCGTCTCGGCGTCTACGGCTCACTGCCTGTCACCATCGACGAGGTGACGAACATCGACGCTATGGAGCTGAGCGATCTGGTCTACCGCATCACGCAGGGCAGAGACAAGGCACGGCTCAGCCGCAACGGGTCGGAGCGCAACATCCTCAATCACTGGAACACCATCGCCGTGACATCGTCCAACTCGTCGCTGATCGAGAAGCTGTCCTCAGTCAAGACCGATGCGTCTGCCGAGATCAACCGTGTCATGGAGATATATGTTAACCACAATGAAGCGCTTAGCCGCGAGGTTGCTACTGAGGTATATCGCACGATCAACCAAAACTACGGTCTGGCTGGCCCGCTATTTGTACAGTACCTCATCGACCACGCCGGCGAGCACCGCGACCAGATCGACAAGATATCTGCGCTGGTGGTAGAGAAGGCTGAGTGCAAGAACGAAGAGCGTTTCCAAGTGGCAGTAGCAGCGTGCACTCTGTATGGCGGCATCATCGCCCACAAGCTCGGGCTTATCAAGCACGACATGCGCACTGTCACGCCATGGATAATCGACCAGCTGAAGGGTATGCGTACCATCAAGAAGGAAGTCGTCAGCGACAGCGTCTCTGTGCTCGGCGGGTTCCTTGGCCGCTTCGCCAGTAACGGCATCGTGGTAGGCTCAGCCACAGCAGGCTCACCATCCAACACACCGCACGGGCAGATCGTCTACCGCTACGAGATGGAAACAGGGCGCTGCTTCATTGCCCGTGACTTCCTTCGCACAGAGCTGGCTAAGAACCACACCGACTTCACCAAGCTACGCGCCGACCTGAAGAGTATGAACGTGCTACTCAACGCCGACAGACGCAAGACCCTGACAGCAGGGCTCGCTGCCTTCACCGGAGCACAACAGCTATGCTGGGAGCTGGATATGAATCACCCGGCAGTAGGCAACATCGTTGCCCGTATAGCCAACCCGCCAAGTGCGGCACATCTAAGGAGCGTAGGACTATGAAATTAACATCCGAGACGTATGTAGCAGAGGTGCTACGAACAGACTGCCCTATCACACCGGAGCTTATCGAGCGCCTGTCTCAGCCTGAGACAATCCGCCTGCTCCACGCCACAATGGGTCTGGTAACTGAGGCAGCAGAGCTGGCCGATATGCTCAAGAAGCATATCTTCTATGGGCGCAAGCTCGATCTGGTGAACGCAGCTGAAGAGGTGGGGGATAGTCAGTGGTACGCCGGGCTTGCCACGGACGTGCTCAAGACCACAATGAACGACATCCTGACTATGAACATCGCCAAGCTGCGCCTGCGCTACCCGGAGAAGTTCACCGAGGCACATGCTGAGGACAGAGACACCACAGCCGAACGTGAGCTGCTTGAGATGCACCACGGCTACGCCGACGTAAGCGACGCGGAATACCGCGCAATGAATAACCTAGCATAAGGAGAGGGGCATGAATCACACAGAGAAGATGGATAAGTGCAGGGCGCTGATGAAGAAGATGGAGACACTGCTCGACGCCAAGGGGCGAGACTACTCAGGCACGCAGGATGCCATGTCGAACTTCCACGACTTTGGTTGGAAGGGCATACTGGTGCGCATCGGTGACAAGTTTCATCGCTGCAAGAACCTCGCGAAGCAGGGCTCAGCTGCAGTCAAAGACGAGAGCGTCGAGGATACACTGCTTGACCAAGCCAACTACTGCCTGCTCGCGCTGATCGAGAAGGAGTGGGAGGACCAGCAACAGGCCAACGAACTGAAGGAGGCGTACAACCTATGAGACTGATAAAACCGAGCTTTGAGATTGACGGGGGACTGCGTGACGGTGACGAGATACTGCACCGGCTGCGCCTGAAGGCGAACACCTGCTACAAGCCAGAGAAGGAGTCACCCAAGAGCGACCGGGAGTTCATGCACAATCTGGTGCACGCTCTGCATCACACGTCCGTACTGCGCCATGAGCAGGCATCTATGAAGCTGGTATGCAGTCGGTCAGTGTCCCACCAGATCGTGCGGTAGGGGCTGGCTCAGTTTCGTCGGGATGGTGAGCGGTATTGCAACTATAGCAAGAAGGGTGGCGGTGACGTCGTCTTCATCACGCACTTCTGGCTGCACGACGTAGTGCATGAAGGTGTGTACA